CAGATGATCCTCGGAGCAATCCTTGTTATCAAGGCAGAAATACCCAAGGCGCATGAACTGGAAGCTCGGCGCGGTCTTGCCCTTCTTTTCGGTCTTGTCGTACGCCGCGGCGATGTCGCGCATGCGCGGCTCGACCTTGCAGCCGGTCAGCACCTCGAGCGAATCGGGGTTCATGCAGGCAAGGAAATCCTTGTCCGCGCCGTCGGGTGCGGGGTCGCTGAACAGCTCGCTGTAAACACGCACCTCGGCGTCCAGCGCGGTCGCGGCGTCGACCCAGTGGATCGTCGCGCCCTTAACCTTGCGGCCGTCGGCGGGATCGCCGCCCGGCGAGTTCGGGTCGTACTCGGCGTAGACCTCGACGACGTTGCCGTTTTCATCCTTCTTGCAGCCCGTGCAGGTGATGAGGTACGCGCCCTTGAGGCGGCACTCGGGGCCGTTCGGCGTCAGGCGCTTGTACTTGGGCACGGGGACTTCCATGAAGTCGTCGGCCTCGATCCAGCACTCGCGGGAGAACGTGATCTCATGCGTGCCGGACGCAGGGTCGGTCGGGTTATTCTCGACCGTGAACGTCTCGCTCTTGCCCTCGGGATAGTTCGTGATGACGAGCTTCACCGGATGCAGCACGCCCATCGTGCGCTCAGCCTTCTCGTTGAGATCCTCGCGCAGGCAGTGCTCAAGGAAGCTGTATTCGACCACGCTCGCGCTCTTGGCAACGCCGATGCGGTCGCAGAAGTTGCGGATGGACGCAGGCGTGAAGCCGCGGCGGCGCAGGCCGCACAGCGTCGGCATACGCGGATCGTCCCAGCCGGAGACGATTCCCTCTTCGACGAGCTTTCTGAGCTTGCGCTTCGACATGACCGTGTGATCGATGCCAAGGCGGGCAAACTCGATCTGGCGCGGCTTACAGGGAACGGAGACATTGTTCACCACCCAGTCGTAGAGCGGGCGGTGCGCCTCGAATTCGAGCGAGCACAGCGAGTGCGTGATGCCCTCGAGCGCGTCCTGAATGGGGTGGGCAAAGTCGTACATCGGGTAGATGCACCACTTGTCGCCCTGACGGTGATGGTGCATGTAGCGGATGCGGTAAATAACAGGGTCGCGCATGTTGAAGTTGCCGGAGGCTAAGTCGATCTTTGCGCGCAGCGTGCGGCTGCCCTCAGGGAACTCGCCGTTTTTCATGCGCTCGAAGAGGTCGAGGTTCTCCTCTACATCGCGGTCGCGGTACGGGGAGATGGCGGGCTTGCCGATGTCTCCGCGGTACTCTCTCGCCTGCTCGGGCGTCAGGTCGCAGACGTAGGCAAGGCCCTTTTTGATGAGCTCGACAGCGTACTCGTAGTCCTTTTCAAAATAGTCGCTGCCGTAGAAGAAACGGTCGCCCCAGTCGAAGCCCAGCCAGTGGATGTCCTCTTTGATGGCGTCGACAAATTCGACGTCCTCCTTCGTGGGGTTCGTGTCGTCCATGCGCAGGTTGCAAAGGCCGCCGAAGCGCTCAGCGGTGCCAAAGTCGATGGTCAGCGCCTTGCAGTGGCCGATGTGCAGATAGCCGTTCGGCTCCGGCGGAAAACGGGTGTGGACCTGCTGGCCCTGGAAGCGCCCACCCTCCGCGATGTCTTCTTCGATGAAGGCGTCGATAAAATTTTTGCTGCCGGATTCGCCCTCAGCGGCGGCAGTCTTGACTTCCTCAGCCATATGATCCATTCCTTTCTTCGCGTCTGCTGTGAGGCAGACAAAATAATGAAATATTATATCCCGTATTGGGAGTTATTGCAAGCATAATATGCTTGCAGATTCCCTGCCGCAAATGCTATCGTAAAACCCGAAGGATGAAACAGTCCTTCGGGCTTTATTTTTTCCCAGGAAAGGGGGTGCGCGTGATGGCCTGCAAGTACCTGGATTTCCAGGACCGAAAGAAAATCGCAAAGATGTACCAGGAGGAAGCCCGCGTGCTGGACATCGCCTACAAAATCGGATGCCACCCCGCAACGATCTATGAGGAGCTGCGACGAGGCGACACGGGCAAGCTGGACAAGAACCAGCGCCCGGAGTATGACCCCCGCCTGGCTCAAAGGACGTTTCAAGAGGCAATCCGCCGCCGGGGCAACCGGCGGACCACCACGACCGCCGAGAGCGGCCAGTAAACCAAAGAGGAGGACAAGGACATGAAAATGAAGGACCTGGCCCTGGCACAGGTACGTCGGGGCGAACGCTTCACCCTCGACGGTGTGGAGTTTGTGAAGCTGGAGGACGACCTGGACGCCGCCTTTGCGGTGGCCACCGACACGCTGCCGGAGTGCTGCCGGTTCGAGGATGACGACGCCGAGCGCGAGGACCACAACAACTACGCGGGCAGCCTGCTTTCCAAAACCGTGGAGCGCTGGCTGCGGGACAAGCACCCGGCCATCTTCTCCGCCGTGGTGGAGCGGCCCATCGACCTGACCACCATGGACGGCATGACGGACTACGGCAAGCCCCTGGCCGTCGTGCGGGCACTGACCATTGACGAGTACCGCAAGCACCGCAGCATCCTGCCGCTGACCTCCAAACCCTATTGGTTGGCAACGGCCTGGACCACCAACAGCTCCCCGTACTCGAATGTCAGCTACGCGTACTACATCGTCACCGACGGCACCGTGCGCAACAGCGTCGTGTACAACGCCAGCTTCGCGCCGCGTCCCGCTTTGTATCTGAAATCCTCTATCCTTGTATCGGTTGAGACCGATGACGAGGGCAAGGCGCTGGCCGATTACAGCGACACGGACCTTATCGACGAGCTGTACCGCCGCAGGAGAAGCACCTATGACCCGGACTGAACGGCGGAGGCGGCAGCAGCGCCGCCGCAGGGCCGCGATGCAGAGAGCCGCCTGCCTGGCGCTGGCCCTTCTGGCCGTGGCTGCGGCGTTCGCCTGGAGCGGGCGTCCACAAGAGCCGGAGACACCAGAGGCCACCGTGCCGGTGACGGCAACGGCGCTTCCGGCGGAGACACCCACGCTGGAACCCATCACGCTGGAGTTTGAGGACCAGGAGGCCATCGACCCGATGGAGGCGTCCAAGGTAGCCCTGGCAAAGATGGTGTGGGGCGAGGCACGGGGCTGCTCCACCACGGAGCAGGCGGCCACGATTTGGTGCGTGCTGAACCGCTACGACAGCGGGGACCGCTTCTGGGCCGACACGGTGGAGGGCATCACGACCCAGCCCTGCCAGTTCTACGGCTACGACCCCAGCAACCCGGTGGACCCGGACATCCTGGCCCTGGTGGAGGATGTGCTGGCCCGCTGGATGGCCGAGAAGGAGTGCGTGGGCAGCGTGGGCCGGGTGCTGCCGAAGGAGTACCTGTACTTCACCGGAGACGGCGCACACAACTACTTCACCACGGAATGGCAAGGCGGGCAGACCTGGGACTGGTCCCTGGAAAGCCCGTATG